GAAATGTTACTACGTTTGATTGTTGTTAAGGCCATCTGGGATTAAATATTTTCAAAGGAAGCTCCTGTTGGTGTAAGTAAAAACTCTATGTCGATAAATTCTAGCGATTTGGTGGGTTTTAAATAAATTTTCCCACTCAAAGTATTACGATCTAAATCCTCAGGAGAGTTACTTACAGTCACTCTGAAATCATAAAGACCCCTATCCCTTCTAATGGCATCCAAAATAGGATTGACGCTGTCTAAGAAGTCCTGACGTACCTTGGCATCGTTTTGTTCGAACAACAACCTAACAGCTACAGCGGAGATAAGTTTTCTAGCTTGTAGTAACAATCTTCTCACATTAATTCTGTTCAATGCGGTGTCAGCAATCTGAAGTGTTTTATTTCCAAAAATCACAGTTCCAACATCGGAGAATGTTGCGATAGGATTGATACGACCCTGATACAAAGTATCTCTATCTTCTTGTGTAAGTTTCTTACGTGCTTTGATTGCGTTGACCAAACCACGAGTGTAACCAGCGGTAGCAAACCAAGGGAAAGAAATATTATCCGTTAGAGCTAAGTTCCTACAAACTTCGTTTGTTGGTGGAATGTAAATCTGCGTATTATTCACAGTATCTCTTACCAAGATCCAAGGATAATAAGTAGCGGTATAGTTGGAATCAATACCCGTATTATTTAAATTATCAACAACCTCTGTTGGGAAAATAAAGTTATCCGTATTTGTTGGTAAGAATACATTACAGTCAGGTGTAGTAACAATATAAATTGAGTCCGCTCTTTGGAATGTAACCATATTAATCGCATCCTCAACTAAATTGGAATTATTTACATAATCAATACCTGGGGTTGCAAATACATTAATGTTTGTAGCCTCTGGATTTGCAAAAGTGTTAATACCAAGTAAATAAGCGTAATAGTCGGTGTTTGTGAAATCATTGAAGTTTGAAACCGTGATTGGTTTAAACGCCCCCCAACCTGATGAGAATGGATATCTAACTGAAGCACAAGCACCTCTTTGATATCCAGTACCACCTAAAATAAAACCATCACCATTGGTTCTGTACTCTCGATAGATATCCCAACCATCAAAACCTTTCTGAACTAAAAATGTAAATTTACGAGCTTGAATTTGAAAATATGGGTTATCCGCTGACTCAGGATCAGATTGGAATGATGCATCACCACATTCAAATGCTGGTGTTCCTGATGTAGGACCTACAGCAATCTGGACTACCGTAGCACCAGAATCCATATGGAAACCAGGTGTTTGATAATCCCAAGGTGTTGCTTCTTCAGAAGTACAAATACTTGTCGGATATTGTGCACCTTTATATTGATAAAAATCAACATCATATCCAATTTGAGTAGATATACCCAAAAACGTGGTTCTTACTTTGTCACCAGAACTTTGTACCGCATTTGACATACCTCTAGAAGAAGTAGGACCAGTCATTGTACCAAATGGGGGGTTATAAATAACCTCACCAGGAAAATAGTACGATGTTTTATAAATAGGGAAAGGAGGTTGAGCATTTGGGTATTCTCTCATAACATAACCCTCGAAACCACAAGGTAATGAATCCGCTGGCGCATCCAAATTTAACTCCAACATAATATATTTCGACAATAAAGAATACTCACCATCTGATGTTCCGATTTTAACACCTACGTAATTATTGGATGTTGGATCCATAGTACAATTTGTGAATTTTTCTAGGTAAACAGGGTTAGTATCAGTATCAAAGAAACTTCTTACACCAACATCAAAAGTTAAATTGTTAAACGAAATGTTTTGTATTGAAATTTTAATTTGTGTATTAGCGGAATCACCATCAGAAATTGTTAACACTTTGAATAAACGATCAATAGTATTTCCTCTAAGTTGAGAAACAACCCAAGGAGATTCTGCTGATTTATATCTTTCTAGATAATTAGCAATTGAATCGGTCGTCGGATTATCTCTAAGACCAGGGGTTGAAATAAGACTAACATTTAAACCACGAATATACCCTTTGTTGTACCCATAGTTCAATAGTGTTGGATATACTTCTTCAACAAACAAAGGTACTTCAGTTCTAGGTCTGGCAAAATTAGTTCGACCTAATACATTTGGAAGATAATTTTGATCTGTTTGAGATAATGAAGCGACAAATGAAAATGTCTGAGGTGATGTAGTACCATCAGTAATACCTGAAATCGCAAATCTAGCAAATGGGTTTTGTGTTATTGCCGAATAAGATCCACTATTATCAATTACAACACTTGTACCACCAGTTACTTGATATTTAGGACCATTTTGATTTGCACCGTAAGAAGATAACCCTCTTGATCTCAAAGTTGCGACAACAACACCATCGTAATTTGTAAACGAGTCACCAGTGAACTGATATGTATTCCCTGAAACAGTACCTGAATAACCACCAGCTGTAATAACCATTGATGTTATTACAGCAAAGAACGAATATCCAGTATATTCATAAATTTGAGGTTCACCAAATGCTGCATAATACCAAGCGTCATTTTCAGGTGATGTATAGTCTGCGGTATCGGTAGTAAGACCTGACACACCAAAAACGTTTGTCGAGGCAGTATATGCTGATAAACTATTGTATTGTGCCGCTGGAATTGTACCAAAGTAGTTTATAGTTGTAGCACTAGTCGTACCACTAGCGAGTGCAACGTCAGAAATCATTCCTTCAATCTCACTATAATACGAAGATGTACTTCCATCCAATTTTGTAAACTGGTTTGAAAAATAAGGTGATAAGAGACCCGTAGGCGTATTCAAAGTAACGGCCAAGGTAGAACCTGTCGTGGCGGTAAAAGTCGTCGTAAAAGCGGCTGGAGAACCTGTACCGCTAGCTAAACCAATTGTAGTACCATCGACATTTGCTTGTATTGAAATCGACCAACCTCTACCAGCATCATAACCAGATAAACCCAATACTCTTGTCACAAACAATTGATTGGATTGTTGTAGGTATGATTTAGCAATATAAGCTAATTCATACTTAGGAATTTGAGTGTTTACAAATTTTTCAGGAATAGTTCCCCCAAAGAAAGCTTCAAACTCGCTGTAATTAGTTATAAAGATTGGTTCAAAAGCTGGGCCTGTTAAAGTTTCACCAACCAAACCAAGAGTTGTAACACCCACACTTTGAGCGACAAAAGAAAGATCCCTCTCAGAGGTATAAACACCAGGTGATACAAATATTTTATTAGATGTTGCCATATTTAGATTCGTTTAATTATTTATATTTTTCATATAAATATTATGGATTTCAATAAAGTATTTAAGTTTTCAAAAACTATTTTATTTTAGTATGTTAAAAAGATATTTTTTTATCTCATATGTCCAAAAACCTCAAAAACATTAAAATAACTGAAGAAAGTCACAAACTACTTAAAGACTTTTGTGACAAAAAAGGAATTAAAATTTACAGATTTTTGGAAAAAATAATCAAAGAGTCTTGTGAACCCAAAAAAGATATTTACGGAGAACTTTAACTTTGATTTTCTAGAAGTGAAATTTGATAAGTAACTTTAGAAGGTATATTTACATTACTTGATGTTATTTCAAATCTGATTTCATCACCATTATCAATGAAAAAATCATTGACATCTGTACCGTAAAACTCAAAAGTATTACTTCCTTTTAATTGAATAAAAATATCATAACTAGTTGTGTTTGTTGTTGAAACTATTGTTAGTTTACCTTGGAAATCACTAAGTATAGTTTTTAATCTAGGGTTTGTCCCTTGTACTTCAAAACTTAAGTCAAAATCACCTTCGTTTTCTGGGTATATTTTTCTTTTAACACCAACATTTCTTTGATTAACTTCAAAAAAATTGAGAACTCTTGATACCGCTGGAGCAACTTCAAACTCATCTTGATCCAATAAAAATCCGAGTAAAGTAAAATCGTAGTTTTGAATATAAAATCGTCTTTTGTCGACTTGTGTAATAGATTCGTCGGAAATATTTGAATTAACAATCGGTATAAAATGTCCGTTAATTTTTGTATAAGCTTGACGAGACGCAAACGTTTGAATAACGTTTTTATTAAACTCATTAAGTTCCCTCATTCTATTACAAATAATTTTTACATTGTATGAAATATCAACAGGAACTGGTTGAGGTATTTTATAAATGTCAAGACCTTTCACATTACCATTCCAAGTAGGTACTGCAGAATAGAAAAATTCTTTTCTGTTTGGTATATTGTAAAGTGTTGCTGGGTTTGTTCCAAACT